TTCGTTTTGATGATGGTCATATGGTCAAGATCAAGGGTGATTGGTATGTCCGAATTCATAAAGTGAAGGATGCAATCATGCATGAAAAGAACCTTCTTGATCTAATCATCAATGAGAAGATTGATGATGCTAAGCCTTTCATGCTGGAATCTGATCGTGAGCGCGTAGAAGAATTTGAAAAGAAGTTCTGGAAAGGAATTGATGATACGGTATATATCTATGAAGACATGTTCCGTAGATTTCAATATACTTACAAAGACAAGAAAGACTTCGCAATTCATTGTGCGCCCACTTTGAATTCCTTGACAAAGACTATTATGTTCAGTCTTTGGGACGATAAGAATGCTAGAGAACTAGTTCTGGATATGATTCGTCGCAATCTAGGTACGCAAACAAAGGTTGACAGCGTGCGTTCTTTGTGGCATGATTGTAAATGGAACTACGGAGCGAAAGATGACTGATGAAGGCACATATATCAACGGCAGATATCTTCCTTCATTGATTGAACTGGAGAGACGGCGTAGAATCCGTCTCTCTGTTTTCGCGTATGCATATGAAATTGAAAATCAGTCATTGATTTCCGATGCTGAATATGATAGACTGTCTAGACTAATCAAGAAAGATATCAAAACTGGCAATGCAAAATTAGACAAGTTCTTTGCAAAAGACTTTGAACCTGACACAGGAATGTGGATCAGAATTCATCCAGAGTTTGATAAAGTCAAAGCATGTTATGAGAAACATTATAAAAAAGGTGTGTGATGGAGCAAGAGAATATTGGAACAATAACTACTGGTCAAACTTGGCATAATATAACTGTGTCTAACTCAGCACTACCAGTAGGTGCAGCTGGTAATGTGCGTATAGAGTATATGATCTTTGATACGCTAAGTTATGCAACAATAATTCCTTGGACAATCCAAAATCATGGATATAAAAATGATCCTATTGACTATCTACCAGTTGCATATCAATTGAAAAAATCTTTATTTACAAACAACGTCAATCAACATGTACGTATTCGTGTTGTGAGTGATAGTGGTCGAATTGTGGATATGATACAATGAACATCTTTTATATTGATAATGATCCGACACTAGCTGCGCAACAGATGGTCGATAAACATGTGGTTAAGATGATCCTTGAGACTGCGCAACTATTGTCAACTGCACATCGTATTCTAGATGGTACAGAGTATGTTGGTCAGTCTGCATCTGGTCGCAAAGCAAAACGCTGGCGTCTAGATGAACCGCGCGAGAGTGTGTTGTATTCTGCAACACACATCAATCATCCATCTGCTGTATGGTGCAGACAATCAAACAACAATTACACCTGGTTGTATTGTCACTTCATAGCATTGTTGGATGAATATACATATCGTTATGGCAAAGTTCATAAGTGTGCAGCCTTAGAATTTTGTGATGCACTCAAAATGCTACCCACAAATATATCCGTAGGACATTTTACATCACCAACACCCGCAATGGCAGAGGAATATCTATGCGCAACATCACTAGAAAGTTATCGCAATTACTACATTCACGGCAAGAAACATCTTCACAAGTGGACGAAACGACCAATGCCGGAATGGATGATAATGAAGAAACAGGCAGCATAAAGTTTTGTGTTGATTGTAAGTATTATAAGTTTGAAGACAATTCTAAAAGAAGAAAAGAACTTCAAGCGACAGGAGAAACCATGTTGATGAAATTCTATCTTGACAAACATTGGTGTCATCATCCATCTCTTGAAATTACAGATATTGTCACAGGCAAAATCAAAGCAAATGAAAGAGAATGTCACGATATGAGAAGTAAACGTTGGCATGATAATTCCATTTGTGGCTATCGCGCAAAGTTTTGGGAACCTAAAGAATGATCTTTCTTCATTTCAGCATACAAAATCCATTCAAGACTTTCTCTCGGCCTAGCAAGACGTACTTTGACGTTTCCAAACAGATATCTAATACTAAGATTTTTCAAATTGAACTTGCAAAGATGAGTGAGTGTCTAGACCTTTTTGAACTAACACTTGATCTGCGCTGGTTTGGTATAGATCAGGCTGGTCCTAGACTTGATCTATCTATTGGTCGTTATATGTTCAGCATCAATCTATACGACCGTCGCAGTTGGGATGATCGCAATCATACTTGGCACAACAAATAAATACTAAACATGTTTTGTCAAAACGGCAATCATGGAGAACTAAATGTAAACTAGAGAAGGAAAAGTAATGTTTAAACTAGCAAGCACTGTCGTAGCGGCGGTGTCAACAGTCTTTTTGTTGACTTCCACTGTCGAAGCGGCGCCCAGAAGGAATACAACATACACATATCAAACAATAAAAAAATGCTATACAAAAAATAATGGTAAAAGAGTATGTAAATTCGTGAGAGTAAAGAAGCCTACAACAAGAGTAACACAGAGAAGACACAACACACCCGTAACACATGCAGCAGTTGGTCAATTCAATACTGGCGGCCCTTTGATCTTGCATCAAGAAGCAGCCAGATTTGTTGGACTACATGAAAGGCGCAATCGTGCAGCAGTGAAATCTATAACAAAGATTGATCCTGTAAGACTTGCATGGTGTGCTGCATTTGTTAATGGTATTCTCGCAAAAAGAGGATATCGTGGAACAGGTTCTAATTTTGCAATATCGTTTGCAAGATATGGAATCCAGACCAGAGAACCGCAAAAAGGCGACATTGTGGTATTCAGAAGTCATGTAGGGTTCTTTGAAGGTTATACAACAAGAGGTAATAAGAGATTTGTTGCTGTTCTTGGTGGAAATCAGAGCAATCAAGTCAAGGTTAGTTATTTTCCAGCATCTAGGGTACTGTCGTATCGTAGAGCAGTTTGAAAACATAAATACAAATAAAGGTGAGTTAATGCCAACATATACATTCATGAATAAAAAAACAAAAAAAGAAGTGACACTTACCATGACAATGGCAGAGCATGAGGAATATATTAAAAATAATCCTCATATGAGCCAGGTGTTCAATCAAATGAACATTGTTGATCCGACAGGTATAGGTGTGACAAAGCCGCCTGCCGATTTTCAAAAATATGTTTTAGGTAAAGTGAAGGCCGCTAATCCTCAAGCTGATGCCGTTGCATCTAAGCGTTGGGGAATACCAAAAGAGATTTGATTGCGTATTAAAAAGAATATCAGAAAAAGGAATGAGAGAGGGTTGCCCCGAAAGGGTCAGCCCTCTTTTGCGTATAAAGGAGTTCATATGTCTAAGAAGCCAAGAAAAAATGCACAACAGCAACACCAGCAACCACAGAAACAGGCACATTTTGAACTGAGAACTATCAAGCCATTGACAGTCAATCAACAACGAACATTTGAAGCATACCATACGGGGCACAATTTAATGTTGCACGGTTATGCTGGAACCGGTAAAACATTTTGTGCATTATATTTGGCCTTAGAAGAAGTGTTGACAGGTAACTCACCTTATGATAAGATTGTTCTAATTCGCTCTGTTGTTCCTTCAAGAGATATGGGCTTTCTACCTGGTTCTATCAAGGACAAGATTGCAGTCTATGAAGAACCGTACAAAGAAATATGTGACGATCTATTTGGAAGAGGTGATGGATACAATATACACAAGATGAAGAAGATCATTGAGTTTACAACCACATCGTTTCTTCGTGGCATTACATTCAACAATGCCATCGTGATCGTTGATGAAACAAACAACATGATCCTTTCAGAACTTGATACAGTCATGACACGTATGGGTAATAACTCACGTATCATCTTCTGCGGCGATTATAGACAGACAGACTTGAATAAGCCACATGAGAAGACTGGTATCAATACATTCATGAATATCACACGCAGAATAAATAGTTTCAAACACATAGAGTTTGAAAAAGAAGATATTGTCCGCTCTGGTGTTGTTAGAGATTACATCATCCAGAAGACGGAAATGGGACTATGACCGAGATACCTTTTGACAAGACAACAAATCATGGTTGGTGGGCCGATAGAGAAGATCATATCGACCTCTATCATGGTACACATAAGAAGAATGTGCCTCACATTGAGAGACATGGCGTGAGTGTGCCAGATGCGCGCACCGGCATGGTTTCAATGACTCCTGATCCACATACTGCACATGGCTATGCAGCTATGTCAAGTGGTGAGCGACGTGGTGAAGCATCATTTAGAAAAGCGGGCGCAAAGGCTGTGACAACACCTCATGAAGATCGTGCTGTTACCAAATTCAGAGTGCCTATGTCATGGGTAAAAGCCAATGTTGATCCTAATTTGCGGGGCAACATTGGCGTTGCCGCAAATAGAATGAAGGATAAAGGTGAGTATGAAAAGTGGCGCAAGGAAAATCCAAAAGCCTCTGAGAGTGAATACTATATGGGAACAGAATTGAGATTTAGCAAGCCTGTTCCTCCAGAATTCTATGTTGGTCATAGTCATAAGGTCAAGGCTCCTAAATCACTAAAGCAGATCAAGGAAGCACTATCTGATCCAATGATCTCATATCGTAAGAAAGTTGATGCAAAGAAGTTAGTGCCTACTCGCTCAGGTTCCAAAGGTGGAGATGGAGGAGCAGGTGATGGAAATGGTGGCGAATG